CCGTCACACCGACAGCCCCGCCGCCAACCCAGACAGTTTATTTCACGCCGACAAAGTCACAGTTTATTGTGACCAACACGCCACAAAATATACCGACGCATACAGCCACGCTTATACCGCCAGCGACATTAGCGCCGACGGAAACAGCTACACCTACATTACCCATAATTTACCCAAGCGAGACGCCAGCGCCGACAATCTATTACGCATTACCCGTTGCGCCTGAGTGTATCGTCTGGCAATACCGGCTGGGCGGCAGGCGGGTAGTGTCGCTGGCGTGCGTTTATTCAAAGCCTGAAATTGCGCCGAGGCCGTAATGGCCGAGAAAACTAAGATTCAATTTCAGGCGGTCGTTTACAAGGTGCAGACCCTGATCGATGGCGGTATTCGCCTGACGCTTGACCTGCCAGAAAGCGCAATCCCGCAGGCGGCAATGCTCATGGAATGCAAGCGCGAGGAGATACCGCTGACGTTTGAGGCTAAAACCGTATAGACGGCAGGAATACCGAAATGGCAGAACGCGACGAAAAAGGCAGATTTCTTCCCGGAAATAAGGCAAGCCCTGGGCGCTCGCCTCGAGAGCGCGAGGAGCGTTATTACGAGATCACTCTGTCAACTGTGTCGTTTGATGACTGGCAGATGATCGTCAAGAAGGCTGCCGAACAAGCTAAACGCGGCGATCCGGTTGCCCGCAAGTGGTTGAGTGATTATCTTCTCGGCCCGGCGCAGCAAAAGCTCGACGTTACCACCGATGGCGAGAAGCTAATTATCGAGTTCGTCAATGACTGGCGCAGCCAGAATCAAACTACCTAGTCCGCACGCAGGACAGCGCGCCGTGCGAGACATGGCAAGGCGGTTCAACTGGATTGCGGCGGGTAGACGTTGGAGGAAAACCACGCTCGAAATGACGCTTGCAATTGAGACAATCACGAATGGCAAGACCTGTCTCTGGGGCGCGCCAACATTCGACCAGGTGCGCATCGGCTGGAATGAGACGCGCCGGGCGGCAGGCGGCATTTTCGAGTTCACGCAGCAACGCATGACGGCCAGTTACCCGCGCACAGGCGGCAAGATCATCTTTCGCAGCCTGGACGACCCCGACAACGCCCGCGGGCATACTGCCGACAGGGTACTGCTTGACGAGAGTGGGTTTATCAACCCGATTGCCTATTATGAGGTCGTACGCCCAATGCTTATGGATACCGGCGGCGATTGCTGGGCGGGCGGCACACCCAACGGGCGCAATTGGTTCTGGCGTGAGCATGTCGCAGCTTATGACCGCGACGACAGCGTATCCTGGCAAATCCCAACCGTAGGGTGTGAAGTTGTCGACGGTGCCCTGGTTCGTAAACCGCATCCATACGAAAATCCAGACATCGCCTGGGGAGAAATCGTGCAATTATTTGATACCCTGCCGCGTGATATTTTCAAGCAGGAAATTCTAGCCGAATTCCTAGAGGGCCAGGGTGTTGTATTTCGGAATATCGGCGCTTGCATGGGCGCGCCCATCGGAGATCCGGCGCTACACCAGCGGCACCGGATTATCGTCGGCGTGGACTGGGCGAAACAGTCAGACTTCACGGCTATCTCGGTGGGCTGCGCTACCTGTCGCCAGGAAGTGGAACGCGACCGGTTCAACCAGATTGATTATGCCTTCCAGGTCGAACGGCTGCGAACCATGGTTGAGCGTTGGCGGCCTACGGCAATTTTGCCTGAGCGTAACAGCATCGGTGAGCCGATCATCGAGCAGCTTGTGCGCATGGGGTTACCGATCATTTCCGGGCCGGACGGCAACAGCGGGTTTATGACCACCGCCAGCACAAAACCGCCGCTTATCGAAAACTTGGCGCTAACATTCGAGCGGGCAGAATGGCAGTTTCAGCAAGACCCAATCTGGACGGCTGAGCTTGAAGCGTACGAGCGCACGGTGTCGGCGCAGACAGGGCGCAGCCAGTACAGCGCGCCCGAGGGTATGAATGACGACACGGTAATAGCCCGCGCCCTGATGGTCTGGGCGGGGCGCTCGGCGGTGTCTATGCCGGAACAACAACCGGTGCAGCGATCAAAGTGGACAGATTACGACGCCGAAGAAGAAGGCAGTCGCTGGAGGAAATTCTAAAATGTCACTTAAGGAAATCGGAACAACCGGCCTCGGCACGTTCGCCGGGCAAATCATGGATGAGTTCTTGCGGGAGCTACGCGGCAAAGAAGGGTACAAGCGCTATAACGAGATGCGGCTCAACTCGTCCGTTGTGGCGGGCATGCTGCTGTCCATCGAGCAGGCAATCCGCGGCGTCTCCTGGCAGTTTGCCAGCGACCAGGGAGAAGATGACGAACGGCTGGAATTCCTGCGCGAAAGCCTGGACGGCATGAGCCTGTCGTGGAATGATCACATTATCGAGGCGCTAACCATGCTGCCATTTGGCTACTCGCTGTTTGAGATTGTCTACAAGCGCGACGAGGGCGGGCGTCTCGTTTGGCGCAAATTCGCCATTCGCGGGCAGGATACCATCGAGCGCTGGGGTTTTGACAATGATGGGGGGGTTAGCGGCGCATACCAGCGTAGTAGTCAAAACAACTACCAAGAAGTTTTCATTCCCATTGAAAAGTGCCTGCTCTACCGGACGCGTGTCGAGCGCGGTAACCCGGAGGGGCGCTCAGTTCTGCGCGGCGCGTGGCAAGATTATTACTACATGAAAAACATCAAGCAGATCGAGGCAATTGGTATCGAGCGCGACCTTGCCGGCCTGCCGGTGATCAAGCTGCCGGAAGGGGCAACGACCGATAGCGGCACCACCAGCGACGCCAGCGTTGCCAAGAAGGTTGTACGCAACATCCGCAACGACGAACAGGCCGGGGTGGTTCTGCCGTCTGGCTGGGAGCTTGAGCTTTTATCCACCGGCGGCAGCAGGCAATTTGACACAGACGCCATAATCCGGCGATACGAGAGCCGGGTACTTATGTCGTCCCTGGCGCAATTCCTGATCCTGGGGCAGGATAAGGTCGGAAGCCTGGCACTTTCGAGCGATCAGACCGACTTTTTCACCATGAGCGTAAACGCAACCGCGGACATCATCGCTGAGACGTTCAGCAAGTACGCCATTCCGCGCCTGCTCGAGCTAAACGGGCTGGACCCGGCGGGTATCACCATTGATCACAGCCCGGCGGGTGACGTCGACCTGTCAACGCTTTCGGATTTCCTTTCGCGGCTTTCCGGGCTGATAACCTGGATGCCGTCCGACGAGGTATGGTTGCGTAGCGTGGGCAAGTTGCCCGAAGCGGACGTTGACACCATCGAACTGGAGCGCGAGAACAAGCGCCAGCAGCAACTAGAGATATTCGAGCGGCGAGCGCAAACGAACCCGTTCCAGCAGGGCGGCGAGCGCGACGAGAATGCCGCCGAAGTGTACGCCAGCGAACCGCCAGACGAGCGGCGCATTTGGGAGCGTAGGCAGGCGGCTGTGTGGCGCGCCTACCTGGGCGGGTTGGAACGGCGCGCGATCAGCGGAGCCAAGCGCATACCATGATCGCGCTAATTTTTCTCGCCTATCTGTTTTTGACCTGGTGCCTCTGGCAGGACTTCCGCGCATGCTAAAATCGCCGCTTGATTATCAGTTTTGGGTAGACGAGTATGATCTTCTGGCGCGCGGTGTTCAGCCCGCAATGCTCACGGTGCTATTTGCCGGAGCCAAGAGCGGCGTCAAAGCGCTGCCGTCAGGTATCCAGGTATTGGCGGATTGGGATTGGTTCAACAACGCCGCGGTCGCCTGGCTCGAGGCATACGGCGGCGGTACGCTTGCAAGCATCAACGCCACCACGCAAAAGAGTGTGAGCAAGATCATTACATCCTGGATACAGTCCGGCAGGCGGCTGGACGTGCTAAAAACGCAGTTATCGCCGTGGGTTGGGCCGGAGCGCGCAAGCCGTATTGCAGTCACCGAAGTCACCAGGGCATACGCCGAGGGCAATGTTCTCGCCTGGAAGTCTACCGGCTACGTCAGCGGCAAACGCTGGATGACCGGCGTAGATGACCGGGTGTGTCCGATTTGCGCGCCACTTCACGGCATGGAGGTCGGATTGGACGAGAACGGCTTTACGACTGAGGCCTTCCGGCTGGGGCTGTACGCGCCGCCAGCACATCCTAACTGCCGGTGTTTCCTACAGCCAATCGTATCCGAGGAGCTTCTCGGCAGGCGGATTGACGAGGTACTCAACCGATGAGCGTGCGCCTGGAAGTCGAAGGACTTGACGAACTGCAAAAGCGGTTCCATAAGTTCCCGGAGAAGTTCGCGGCGGCGATGCAAATCACGGTGGACGCCTCGCTAACGGAACTCCAGGGCAGCGTCCCGCCGTACCCGGCAAAGCCACCTGAGAGTACCTATGTGCGCACGGTGACACTCGGGCGCACCCTGGGCAGCGGAGAGGCTGGTGGCGT